TGATTCCAATCCGGGATAAGGCTCGCGGCTTTGCGCCTTCACCACAACCAGACAATCTTTATATGTGGGCCGAGGGCTCACGCGGTAAACAAATTACTGCACGTAATTCTATGTTTAGAACCTTTAACACCGAGGGCCGCTTGCGTATGTTCCCGTTGTACGATGCCGAACTTGCCAAGAAGGGTATCTATTACTCACAGGCACCGAGCAAGCGTAATCGCAACGGCTGGCAAGCTTTGTATTATGTAGCCAACAAATCCGCTGCCGGTTCAATCTATGAAACCGCTGGCCGTAAGAATCCAGGCGGAGACCCTAATAGCCGCTCAAACAATCCCGGCGCTGGCGCTCACTTCATTAGCCGGATGGGACCGCTTTACGGTGACAAACAAGCCGAGCGTGGCCGTATGATTTTTAGAGCTTGGAAAGAGGATCGTGGTAAAGCCCAGGATGCGGTCGTAATGGCTATTATGAAAACGATTGAAAACTTTAACCAGGGCCGATTCGGGCTGGCTGCATAATGGCCAATTTACCTAATCTATTAGTTACCGCCGCTGCCGAGTGGAATGGTAAGGCGCTCACCAAAGGTGAGAAGCAGATCAATGCCTTTGGTAAAACCGTTAAAGGCTTGGGTCGAACCCTAGGCATAACCTTTAGCGCCGCTGCCCTACTAGGTTATTCAAAGAAAGCTGTAGCTGCATATGGCGAACAGATAGCCGAGGCAAAGCGTTTAGACCAGGCATTACGTAACTTAGGCTTCTCCTTTGCGACCGCTGAGGCAGAGGGCTACATAGATGCCGTGGAAAAAGCCACCGGTGTCAATCGAGATGTACTTCAACCTTCATTTATTCAATTAGCCCAGGTCACCAGATCAACAACTATTGCGCAGTCGATGCTAAATACTGCGATGGATATCAGCGCCGGTACGGGTATGGATCTCGTGTCAGCTACGAAAATCCTAAGTCAGGCATACGTAGGCAACCTCAAAGGCCTAAAGCAGTTAAACCTAGGATTAACGAACGCCGAGTTATCGGGTAAGTCATATCTCGAAATCGAGAAGCTAATTGCCGCACAATACGCAGGTCAATCTAAAAACGCGGCTGACTCATATGCCGGTTCGGTTAATCGCCTTAAAATTGCGGCAGAACAAGCTAGCGAACAGATAGGTCAATCTTTAGTAGCTGCACTGGGTACGTCATCCGGTGGTATGGATAAATTGATTACCAAGGTGGACAGCGCTGCTGATTCAATTTCTGGACTTATTACTAATACGGCGTACCTAACTAAAGAATTAGGCAATTTATTCTCTAGCATTCCTGGAGCAGGGGTTTTAGAGGATGCCGGTAGAGCTTTTAAGAATTATCTCGGCAGGTTCTCAATCGGTGCTTTACGTAACAATGTAGACATAGTTTTGGGCCGCCAGGGTGGATTCCCACAAGGCGTACCTCAAGATATTAAAAATATCCAGGCTAATGCGGAAAAAGCCAAAATGGACAAGGAAGCCTTAAAGCGCCAAAAGGAATTAATCGCATTACAAAAGAAAGCCCAGTTAGCCGAAAAGAATAAGTTAGCTCTAAGCAAGGCTGCGGCAGTCTTTGATACGACCCGGGTATCTATTGCGGCGGCATTAAAGGCAACCTATGACAAAGAGACCTTGTTACGCCTTGAGGCGCTTATGGCTATTGAGGACGAAAACGGCGAACTTGCATTAAAGAAGATAGGCGAATTGGCTAACTTCCAAAAGAACGCTGACCTGGCTAAATTGGCTGGAATCAAACAGATCAGCGATGCGGCATTATTGGCTATTAATACGCAGCTATTAAATGAATTAAACGCCATCGATAAATCAAAGATGGCCGAAGGCGATAAGGAGAACGCTCGCCAGATCGCCTTTGGTAAATACAACGCCGCTATTACGGCTGCCGGTGATTTAGCAGCTAAGGAAAGTTACAGCGAGCGCGTACAGATTCAACTAACCGAAATTGCCAAACTTGCCTCACTTAGCAAGACATCAAACGCGGCTACGGTCCTCGGCAAGCTTCGCGAATCCGAAGAGTTAAATATGATCGATCGCGTAGCCAACGCGCAAAAGGCAGCAGACGATGCACGACTCAAAGCATTACAAGAATATATAAACCTATTAGGCAAAGTCGGGGTACCTACAAGCGGCTCGCTTGGTAGCGGTATTACGCCTGGCGATTATATCGCGCCAATAAGTACCAAGGGCGGCTCGATTGATGCAATATTAGAATACGCCGAATCAGCCGCAGCTCGAGCTAATGCTTTCGCTGATTTATTAGATTTACAAAATGCAGCCGACGAAGCGGCATTAATGTCTGGGCCACTGGGTCAATATGCCACGACCATTAACGTAAAAATCGAAACTGGTGTAGGTGACCCAGAAGCGATCGCTCGAGCTGTCGAGGACGTACTTAACCAATCGAGTTATCGTGGTACGTCCGTCAATCGAGGCTCTGGAAACTATATAGCGGTATGAGTACTTGGCTTCCTGAATGGCGTATAACCGTGGGCACCACGGTTTACACAAACGTCCTAAGCGTAAATATGGCCACCGGCCGCGATGATATCGATCTACAATGCAACGCCGGCTATGCCCGTATGGAGATCGTAAACGTAAACAATACGGCCTTCGATATTGACGTTACTGATATTTTGACTTTAGAGCTAAAGAACAGCTCCGGCACATATGTACCCGTATTCGGTGGCACCGTATCGGACTTTGGCATATCCGTACGCTCACCGGAAGAGGTCGGCTTTGTAACAATCGGTAATATATTGGCTGTCGGTTCCCTGGCTAAATTGACCAAGGCCTTGTTCCCGGATGCCCTACCAAAGACCTACGACGGCGATCAGATCTATGACATTTTAAACGAGCTATTAATTAACTCGTGGAATGAGGTAGCCCCGGCCCTACAATGGCAGGATTACAACCCTACGACTACTTGGGCCGATGCTGAGAACGTGGGCTTGGGCGAGATTGACCAGCCGGGCCTTTACGAGATGATCTCACGCTCGCCCGATCCGTTTAGCAGCTACAACCTCTGCGCCCAGATCGCACAAAGCGCACTGGGTAATATGTACGAGGATAAGGCTGGTCGTGTCTGCTATGCCGATGCTGACCACCGTACGGCCTACCTATCGGCGAATGGGTATACCACGCTGTCTGCCAATTACGCCGTACCGACAACGGTTAAATCTATTTTACAGATCGGCAAGATTCGCAATTCCCTGGTATTCAATTATGGCAACAATTACAACAATCAGGCCACAGCCCTGGATGCCGCCTCTATCGCCACGTACGGCCGGTACCAGCGCAGCGTTAGCTCTAACCTTCACAACTTAACCGACGTTGAGGATGTAATGGACCGCGAACTGGGCCTTCGGGCTATTCCACGCGAGCAGCTACAAAGTATTACCTTTCGCCTAGACAACCCGGACCTGCCCGATGCCGAGCGCAATAAGCTCATTAACGTATTCTTTGGTGAGCCGATCGTTATTAATGACTTACCCATCAATATGTTTAACGGGTCCTTTAATGGATTCTTAGAAGGCTTCGCTATCCGGGCAACGCCTCAATTCGTGGACATTACGCTCACGCTCAGCCCTACAGATTTCTCACTGGTTGCGCCACAGTGGGACACAGTAAGCCCGCCTAGCCTGATTTGGACAGGTGTAAACGCTACACTTGAGTGGGAAAACGCATTTGGAGGTTTGACATAATGGCAACGGTTACCCCGAACTTTAACTGGCCCGTTCCAACTTCGACCGATCTGGTCAAAGATGGAGCTACGGCTATCGAGGCATTAGGAGATTCTATCGATGCCTCGCTGGTCGATCTCAAGGGCGGCACCAGCGGACAGGTATTAAGCAAGAACTCGAATACAGATATGGACTTCGTCTGGGTTACTTCCGACGATGCTAACGCTATCCAGAATACGATCGTCGATGCAAAGGGCGATTTAATTACAGCTACAGCGGCCGATACCCCGGCACGTTTAGCGGTTGGATCAAACGGCGAGACACTCGTAGCAGATAGTTCCACCTCGACAGGCTTGCGCTACACCGCTGGAACTGTTCAATCTAACCCATTTCTAAACTCAGCGTTTCAAGTGTGGCAGCGTGGAACTTCAATAGCGCAGACCGCAGCGATTATGTACGGCGCAGACCGCTGGTGTTCAAATCGTGCTGGTTTCGATGTAGGTACAACAATCAGCCGACAGGCAACAGGTGACACCACAAATCTGCCGAACATACAATACGCGGCAAGAGTGCAACGCAACAGCGGAACAACAGCAACTACCGCTATTTACTTTTCACAAAGTATCGAAACAATTAACTCAATTCCATTTATGGGCAAGACAGTAACTTTCTCTTTCTATGCTCGTGCAGGTGCTAACTTTTCTAGCGCGTCTAATGCTTTATCCGTATCTGCTTTAACAGGAACAGGCACAGACCAAAATGTTCTTTCAGTTTGGACAGGTGCTTCAAGCCTTATCGGTGGAACACAAACGGCAACTTTAACAACTACTTGGCAACGTTTTACCTATACAGGAACAGCCTCAGCAACTGGAACAGAAATTGGTATTTACTTCAATTACACGCCAGTAGGTACGGCTGGGGCTAATGACCACTTCGAGATAACTGGAGTTCAGTTAGACATTGGCAGCGTGGCGTTACCTTTCCGCACCAATGGCGAAACAATCCAAGGAGAATTAGCCGCTTGCCAGAGGTATTACTGGCGCAATACCGCGCCGACTGCAACTGCTATAAGTTATGCAATAGGTAGAACTTCTACACAGGCTGACATAGTTTTGACTTTGCCAGTAACAATGCGAACAAATCCAACCGCAGTGGAGTCAAGCGGAACATTTGATTTTACTGACCCAAATGTGGGTGCTTGGAACCTTACAAGTTTTACTTTTGTTCACTGCAGTTACCAAACTGCTTTCATTAAAGGAAATACTGCAAGCGGTTTATCGCAAGGTAAAATATACGAGTTAGGTATTCCAACAAATGGATATCTAGGATTTAGTGCGGAGTTGTAAAATGGACAAAATTGAAATTGTTGTAGATGAAGATAAAATTAAAGGAACTATTCACGAAACTGTGTTAATCACAAAAGATGATGGTTCCCAAATTTCAATGCTCAAATCAGCCTTTGACGAGCAGCAAGCGGAACAATCCACACCAAACCTGCCTGGAAATGCTGACAAGCTATAACGGGTATCCGGCCTCAAAGGACCCGGCCGAGATAAAGATCAAGGCGTATCAAATAAAGGGTACGTCGCTGAAGCTTAGGTGTGCCGAAAGTGTGGGTCCGCTTTTGGCCGCCTTCGCTTCGGATTTCCACGAGCTAATTGAGCCGATCGATGAAGGCGGCTTGGATGATTGGGGTTACGCTTTCCGTATGGTACGCGGTACCACTGACAAACTCAGCTGCCATTCATCCGGTACGGCGATCGATCTAAACGCTACAAAGCATCCGTTAGGTAAGTTCGATACATTCCCGGCTGAAAAGGTGCCAATGATTCGGGCCCTGGCTAAGAAATACGGCCTCAAATGGGGCGGCGATTTTAAGAGCCGTCCGGACGATATGCACTTCGAGGTCAATGTGACACCGGCCAAGGCTAAAGCCTTAATCGAGAGTTTAGGTTTATAGTTATCCAAAATCCTTAAGGGCACTAAGGAGCACCAAATGAAAGAACAGGCACTTGCCGCTGCAAAATCCTACGGTCGCGCTGCGCTTGCTAGCGTAGCCGCGTTATATATGTCCGGAATATCGGACCCTAAAGTATTGGCTAACGCGTTTATCGCTGGGCTAATCGGGCCATTACTTAAAGCACTTCAACCTTCCGAAGGTCAGTTTGGGGTAAAGAAGTAATGGAACAAGTCCAGCTCGTAGTCGGTATAACTTTGGGGAGTTGTACCATTTTGGGGCTGGGGGCTGGGCTTATCCGTCACTTTGTAAAGTATTACCTGTCCGAGCTAAAGCCTGA